TGTGTGATATTCCTAATGCAAGTTCATCAAATACAAAGTCAAGTCTTTTTAATGTAGCATCTTGCAAATCTCTTATTGTATTTAATTCAGCAACAGCACCGCCAAAGTTATCATCTGAATCTAAAAATTCGTAATAACCTTCTAGAAACTGTACTAGACTCGGATATGACTGCTGAAAATATTCAGGCAATGACTCTTGAACCAAGCTTTTTCTAAAGTTTGGATCGAACCTAAAATAATCTTTTTGCGTTTCGAAGGATGCCATTAGATACTAACTTGTAGATTTGGTGTCTGTCTGTCAATCCTTGCAGTTACCGAAGATCGATCAGTATCAAGCGCGAGGATATAATTTCTAAGTGGTTCAATCTTTGCATCACTTTGAGGTGTTATGTTTACTTTTAAAAATGATTTGCCGCTAACAATTTGACTTGGCTCGAATCCAATAAATGTTACTTTACCGTTTGCTGGGTTATAAGAACCTAGGTTATCAAGTAGAACATTTCCTTGTAAGTCAAAAATTTGTAAAACATTTGAAGATAATTTATTTTTAATTTGGGCCGGCAATCCATTAAATTCAATAGTATCCGATTGAACTCTATGAAAAACATCATCAGGCGATGCAATAGGTACAGGAAAATTTAACACAAAATTATTAGAAGCATTAACAACAACATTTTGTCTCATTTGCACTTTGATATTAATATCGTTAGATAAAATAGATTTATCTAGAGCATCAATTTCTGTTGTAAGATTTGATTTTCGAAACACTTGACCAAAATCTCTAAGAAAACTATTAAAGTAGGTTTTTATAAAGCCCATAATTTGAGTTTCCATGGCGCCAAGCGTAGTTCCCGTGAGACCTGGATCAAATTGTACATCATCGTTTAATTCAAGGAAGACATAGACAGGATCTACAAATTCTGGTTTAATTGACATAACCGCAAGATTTGTAGTATAGTTAGATACAATAGCATCTTTTACTGCCCGTTGTACTGAACTAGAAGTGCCACTAGTAAAGTTAATTGATATGAAAACTTTACCATAATCAATAGGCACATTTTCGTCACCGCTCCATACGGATGCTGAAGAAACCTGAGGAAAGTTTGATTCAATCATTGCTTTGTAATCAAGAGAAGTGACAAGCCTTTGCTGACCTGCATAAGCGATTGGTGCAAGCTGTCTAATAGATTCTATAGATTGTTTTTCAGCACCGCCACTTGATTCAGTGTTTGTTACAACACTTAAAGAATATTCAATACCACCAATTGTAATTCCACTTGTAGGTGTAAAGAGAGTACCGTTATTTGCTAATGGTCCCTTACATGAAAGATATTTTACTTCTACCTTTTCGCCGGGTTCAGGTGATTTGCCGAATGAAATGCCATCACCGAAGTTTAATTCATAAAATCCATTTGGAGATTCATGTAATGAAAAATGAGTAGTTGTTGCATCAACATTAATTGCCTGACTTAGAGGAGTAAAAGTTACAAAGCTTGATGAACTTACTGACTCAAATACTTTTACATCTGCTGTAAGTGTATCAATCGTTTCATCAGGTATAATATAGATCTGTCTTTCTACTTTTTCTCCAACAAGAAACGTTTTAGTTTTTTCAATTCCTTCAGTTATAGAAATGTTTTCACTACCGGCTGCATTTTTAAATATGTACAATCCTGTGCCATCATCACTAGCAATAATAGCTTCTCTAGTTCTAAACGTATATGTTACACCATCAATAGAACTTGTAAATTGTTTTCCTCTATTAATAGTTAATTTTGCAGGTCGACCAGATACACTTGATAAATTAATTGAAATATTAATAAGTGCATTTGCGGCAGTACGAGATCTCGTTTGATATCCAAGCATTTGTGCGTGTGATACTACAGAACTTCTTAATTGTGCAGTCGTAAGAAAAGATTCATTCATTGCAAAGTTAGCAGTGAGACCATTAAGATGTGTATTATATGCGAGGACATCAAGCACATTCGAAAGACCTGAAGCTTCAAAATCATAACTCGCAAATTCTGATTTACTTTTCAGATGACTTTTAAGACTTTGCTTAATATTATTAAAATCTAGATCGGATGATTTTACTGTACTTGTTGCCATTTATCTTAACCTTGTCAACGTTAGATCAAGTACAACTAATTCAGATGTACTTAATACTTGAAATTCTACTGTAACTACTACTTCGTTTCTTGCTGGATATACATTGCCATTAACTTGTAGTACTTGAGCTCTAGGCTCATATAGATCTACACACTCAATTATTTTTTCTGCTAATATATCAAAGTCTGTTTCAGTATCTAATTCGAAAAGAAAAGCATTTAAGTTGGCACCAAATTTCATATTAAACGGCTTTTCAGTATTATTAGTAAGCAAAAGATTTTTTACAGACTGTTTAACATCAGCAGACTCGAGCTTCTTAAAAAGATCTCCGGATGGTTTTGGTGTAAATGTTAAATCAATATCTGAATAGGTCTGTTCCCTTGCAACAACAATTGATTTGTTAGCAAGATTACCGTCTTCAATAGAAAATGCTTTGTTTACTGCCATAGTGTTACTATTTATATCCTTTTATAGACATTCGACAATCTCATTTGTACTTTGTACAAAGTTATTATATCTAGTTTCAATCAAATTATTGAATGTAGCTGTATAATCTGGTTTTAGTTCAGGCATAATAAGAATAATCTGTGCTGTTAGCGCGCCACCTTGCGGATTAAATGTATCGTAACTTAAAATAAGCTTTTCAAATTGCAATGAATCTTTCCACCATGAAGCAAGATCAAATGTTTTATTAAGATCAATATTGCCTGTTCTGTCGTGTAATTCATAGACAACACATCTACCTTTTGATTTAAGATCATTGACACCAAGCGATGTCATACCTTCATTTGCATATTTGCGGTATATTCCTTCGGCAACTACAAGACGGTGTTCGCTGTATACATCACTATTTACCATAATCGATCTGTTTGCATTTGCATTTAATAATAAATTCCTAGCAATCGTTACCTTTTTTGTATTATCAATTACATGATCAAACGTAACTGCATCGCCATAGCCACCTAAAAATCTACCTATAACAACACCTTGCGCTAATTCCGTGCGTGATGTAATAACTTTGTTATCAGGTTTGTAAACAGCACTAATTGATACTTTACGTAATCCATCTCTTACTGATCCTTTGAATCTTTTTGTTTCACCACCTGGATTTTTGCCTAAGACTTTTTTAGATTGCGCTCTACGAACAGTAGCTTCTCTTCCTTCAATACGATCAATATCATTTGGTGCAGCATTTGAAAATGAATGATGCATAAGACCTTCAGATAGTATAGCTCCAATAAACGTTTCGTTTTGTTGATTTAATGGATCTCTTAATTTTGATCTAACTTCTGCAGTCGTAAGTGTTCTATCTGAAACACCACCGTAATCTGCATCACGATTGATTTGATTATAAAGTAAAGCACCTGGATCAATCAACACTTCACGTACAGCGTGTTCATGTTTAGCAAGATAATCTTCAGATAATTCTGTTGTAAATTCTGTTGTAGTTACATTTGTTGCTGTTGTATTAGTATTTGTCCAGCCAGCCGGACCACCAGGTCCACCACCGTATGATGCATATATTGCAGTGTCAGATGCAATTGCTTCATCTGCTCTACCAGTAAGATCACCATGAAATGTTGGAGCATGCATAGACGTAGAATTAACTCTATCAATATGCGCAGTGGTTCCGTAATAAACAATTTGATCACCACCAATAGTACCAGCAGCGCCGAATACAGATAAACTAGTAGCACCAATATTAATATCAGGAGAAGACATAACTGCTTGAGATTCAGACGTCATACGCATAACGTCTTTTGACAAATTCTCTAATACACCTTGTACAAGATTCGACTTATTACCTTTAATGAAGTAGTCTTGATCACCGTGCACGACCCGCGTTTCATTCCTTGTAATTTGTGTAGTGACATTGCCGTTGATTAAAGATTGTATATTACCATTAACGTCCTGTCGAATGCCGCCTTTTATATCTTCCAATTTATCGCCGTGCGTAGTAACATTAAAATCACCGCCGACATCAAGATCAAAATTACCATCAACTCTTAACTTAAGATTACCATGGTATGTTACATCACCATCACCTTCGATAATAACTTTCTCATCACCTGCTGTAACACGTACTGTATTCTTAGAACTATATAAAAGAATTGTACCGTCAGGTTGAAACTCAAGGCCTGTGCCACTCTTATGTTTAATGAGAATTTTTTCACGACCAGGTGTATCGTCAAATTCAGTAACATGACCAGCTATTGTTCTTCGCACTTGATTAAAAGGATATTCGGAAGAAGTTTGATCGAGTAATTCTAAGTTTATTCCTTTATCACCACCGCCATATGGTATTTTATTTTCTTCAATACCACGCGCTTCAAGATTTGTAGATTGTTTTCCTGCATATTGCCTTAAAGGAAATGCACCTTGGAAATCTTCAAATCCGTCTACAGGGCTCTTATCCGCAGGAATGTCTTCTAAATTATCTACTTCTGTCATTTATTTTCTCTCTTGCACATATTCATTTGTATCAGCACCAGCCATTAAATTTTCTCTATACTTGTCTGCATTAAATCCTGGTCCTAATTTGCTAGTACCACCACCGTATGTAAAACCCAGTTCTTTTGAAATTATATCTGCTAATAATTCCATAGCAATATGTCCAGCGCCCGGATGAGACCTTACTGCAGCTTCGGCAATCATTCTATAAGAATCCATTTGTTCAGAAGTAATACTTTGATTGCTTAAAAACTTAACATTCTTTTCTGCTGTAGTGCACGTATAACCAGCATCAAAACAAATAACAATAGCTCCTTGGTATACTTTATTCATACTTTCTATAAACTTTGCTGTGGCAGTGTTTGCTCCTGCGATTGGTGATATTTTTGGCGATGATTCAGTATTTAATATTCTGTGAACTGATCCGTCTCTTAAAATAAGATAATGAGTATTTGCTGATTTACCATTTTTCTCAAGTGATGCTTCATTATATTTTTTTGCACTTTCTACTCTATTATCAGAGGTA